ACCCAGTAGAACTGGACGTGGTAGGACACGGGCGATCAGCCGTTCCCCACGAGCAGAGAGCAATACCCATACTCGCGTTCGGAACAGGAACGTAAACTGCATCGTCAGGATCGAGGGGAGTATACTCCCTGTACAATTTATCCATCACCTGACGAGACAATGTGTTCTCTTCATACGATTCATCAGTAAAATTGATTAGAGGCACTGTAGCACCCCAGCCAGCTAACATGGCTGAATCGAACGGCAGTTCACGTGAATAGCGAATCCAGGCCAATTGACGGCCGGACGCTGAAAAACCTTCAGCAGGAAGGAACGTAAGACGTTGTTTGAGCAAGACGGATTGGGTGTACAACTTACTCTCCGGCACTAGCAAACGGTGATTTGTGATGTTGAGATTACACATAAAGATGTACTGTCCCGCATCTGCATTACCCGCAGTAAACCACTGCGCACCCTCAGGAATGATGATATCGCTTTGGGTATGACCAGTTTGAGTTGAGTTGAATCCGACAGAAGCAAGAACTTCTCGACACACTGCATACTTATGCACGCGTCCACGTGCGTCCGCGTATTCACCGATATATCGGGGTCCATGTTGCATCCCGATATCCACACGAGGGTTTCCTTTGGGTCCAAATTTGGCCCCGGAATGGGAGAGCATAACCCTGCGGTGATCCGATAATGACAAAGCCCCGCCAATTGCGCCGACATTAAAGCCAGCGTACGGCGTAGCACCCATACGTGACGGCCGGGATTTCGCCGCCTGGCGTCTTTTAAACGCTTCTGCTGAGGTTTCGGTTTCTCGACCACCACAACTTTCTTCGGGCGAGGACGCCGCGAACGCTTTGCTTTGGATAGCACAATCTTGTTCTCCACTTTGACCGCTTTGCCAGTCATCTTCTTTTAAAAGGGGAGTAATTTTACGCGCAACCCCACTCTCAAAACCGGTGTACAATGCAAGCAATTCGGCGTCAGTTTTGTAACCAGACATAGCGTTGCGCCAGGTCTCAATGTTGCGCCCAAAACGAGCGACCAGGTAATCACAGTAAAGACGCAAAATGCGCCGCGTTTCAGCATTGGGCCAAGAATCCAACAACAGAGAAGAAGCTCGAATAAAACTCTCGATAGGTTCGCGAGTTTTCGCCTTAAAGGCCAAGCTTGCTAGAACTTTCTCCGTCTGGGGCATAGGCAACCACAAGCCAAAGTACTGGATACTGTGATGTGACAAAAAGGAACAATCATGGGCAGGACGAGCGACATCTGTTGGAGACTCACAAACAATACCGAGCGGTGCTAGATATTTACGGAGCGTGATGTTATTGAAAAATTCAATCACTTTCTTCGCAACAGTGTACAAATTGTCGTCACCATTAATAGTAAGAACTACCAATTTGTCAAACAAAGAAGGCCTCAGCTCAAATACAGCTGGGTGTTCCCACACGCTCAAAAAGAACGCGTAGGCGAAAAACATATATAAAACGATGGTATTGTCAACAATGGTGTTACCAGAACCACTGCTATTACCGGTTTCCTTATCAAGGATATTACCGTCGGGCATTAACATTTTACACTTCAAATTAGAGCGTGTCAATTTGTAATGCGCTATTGACGCACGGTAGCGGTGTTCAATTTTGTAGCACAATGTCCTCAATTGATTTACTGCAAAGAGAGCTCGCACAAAGAGGGAAGAATCATACTCCGCCTCATCATTCTCGAAGGAACCACAAGGGTTACGATCAAGGTGCTGCGTGATCATCTGATGCCATTCAAAACGAAATTTGGACTTTCCCACAAACGAAGAATGACGCATTGCTGTGTCATAAAACTTCTGATTAAAATCACCACACCAACGCAGATTCAAATGATACTGGTGTACAGGTGCGATAACAAAAATGCGTGGCTTAGTCAAGGCTTTGGCATAAGGCTTAAGCTCATCTTTCTTCTTTGCAGTCCAAAGAGTTTCCAGAGGGTAGTGGTCGAAAAGTGCCTCCTCGTAATGACGGAGGTAATCCACATACCAATCTTCATCAATCAATTCACCTTTGGACTTGTAAACAATATTAAAGGGCCAACCACAACTCTTAGAGCGATCCGTCTCATTAATAACGCGCTCCCACGACCATGGTTCACAATGGCGAAGGTGAGGGTAAAAGTGTTGGGTCATAGCTTCATTGGCATATGCCCACGCCGCTTCGTCAATTACTTTTGGTTGCGGCTTATCGTATTTGAAAGCACTACGATAAACACCATCCCACCGGAACTCCGTTGCACGATATCCAAGACGCTCGGGGTCAAGATCTACCCCGGCATCATTTGCCCAATTAGCAAATATATCG